GTTACGACTAACTCAAGCAAACTGCCCAAGAAACGACACTCGCACTATGCGGCCAAGCGGCGGCAAGGCTCCCCACACCTTGCTCCTGTAGATGAAGGTGATCACCTATTCGATGGTGAGCCCCGCCTCCGCTTGGTCCCAGTACGTGAGTTTGTTCCCGTGGTGCCCTTTAGATTGGATGAAGCTCCTAAAACGGATGCTCCAGTCTACGCACCCGTGGATCAATTGGGTCCGGTTCTATCTCAACAAGTCCCGGTTGTCACTGGCAATGACATGTCGTCGTTGTTAGCCGCCTTCAACAAGCGGTGCAATTTTTTCAGTGACAAGGTTGTCGCTTCCAGTATTGTGAAGTGCGCCATTAGGTTGGCGCACCTCGTCTTCCCGCAGATGGAGCCCTACGATTGGACTCAAGATATTTTCGATCGATGGGTCGCCAAATTCGCTCCTGAAAAGCAACAGCGAATGCATGAGGCCATTCTTCGTCTGCACGATTGTGACTTGCGCACCATTTCAACCAGAGATCTTATGGTTAAAGGTGAAGTACTCCTTAAACGCAATGACACATCATGGGCTCCACGCATTATCTATGTAGGCACGGATGAATACAACGTTCTGACCGGCCCCCTCATGGATGAATTCAACAAGAGGCTTAATGCGATGTTAGACGAGTTTTCGTGCCCGGAGGTTGAGGGCGTTTGTTTTGCCTATACGAAGAAGGACCATGAAATTGCCGATTTTCTCCATGGTTCAGACCGATATTTCGAAGGTGATTTCTCAGCAAACGACCGGAGCCAACTCCGCAAGGTTCACGAAATCTTTGCACACTGGTTAAAGGTTAGTGGAGCACCTAAATGGTGGGTTGATTTATATAAGCAGATATCACGCACATATGATGTTCGTTCTTTTCGTTACGGAGTGTCGGCCACCTTACACCACCAGTTGGCTACGGGTGGAACAGACACCACAGGACGCAACACAGTTTGGAATATGTGCCTCTGGTATTCATTCTGCTGTGAGAAAAAACACAAATCAACTAAGATAGCTGTGCTAGGAGATGACATAGCAGTTGGTATGCATGAGAGAGGTTTGGTCTTAAAGAGCTGGGTTGATCATTGTGCCCTCGCTGGGATGACGCTTAAGGCGCACGAGCGTCGGTACTATTGTGACCTTACTTTCCTCTCTCGGTTTTTTGTTCCTTGCGG